GGTCGCAAACCTGTGAGATTCAATCGTCGTATGGTTGACTTACCGGAAGATAAGCAGGAAGCAAACAAAGGTTTCCAACAAGTAAGGCTGATGGAATACCTCAATGAGATGCCCGTCATCCAATTGGTTGCTGACTTCACAGAAGCAGACGACATCATTGCCTTGGTAATCAATCACCCTCGCTACAGCGGCTGGAAGAAGACCATCATATCTTCAGACAAAGACTTCTTTCAATTGTGTCGAGAAGACGTACAGATCTATCGACCAATACAAAAGAAGATCGTCACAAGACAATCAGTCATCGATGAGTTTAAGATTCATCCAAACAACTTCGCATTGGCTCGAGCAATTGCTGGAGACTCCTCAGATAATCTACCCGGAATCAAAGGTGCAGGTCTCAAGACCATAGCAAAAAGATTTCCATTTCTAGCCAGAGAGGACGAATACACAACAGCGGATATAGTTAGAGACTGCGCTATGAAGGGAAAGAAGTTGAAGATACATGAGAACATCGAAAATAACGAGAAACTTATTAAAGATAACTACGCCATCATGCAACTACAACATCCCAACATCAGACCAATGAACAGAGAGATAATCAAGAAAGCCATCGTGGACTTTGAGCCTACATTTAATAAAATAAAATTTACTCAAATGCTTTTCGAAGATGATGCCGCTACTCTCAACTTTAACGACTTACAGCAAGTCTTTAGAAAAATAAAAAGATAGCTTTTTACTTGACAAGTTGGCTTAGATAGGTTATATTTAAGCATACACAAAAATTCAGGAGGACATATGAATAACGACAGACAAGAAACTTTTATGCGCTTTGGAAAGAACTTCCAAGAGAACCTTTGCCAACTTATGTTGGAGGACCGACCATTCTTCGATCAAATTACAGAAGTACTTGATATCACATTCTTTGAGAAGAGATATCTTCAAGTATTCGCAGAGACGCTAATAAATTATAGAGACAAATACAACACTCACCCGAATGCGGAAGTGATGATGACTCTATTGAGAACAGAACTTAACCACCACGATAAAGCAACGGCCAAGGACGTCCGTGAGTTCTATGCTCGCATCCACACATCAGACGGTGTAGAGGAAGCAGCCTTTATCAAAGATAAGGCTATCGACTTTTGTCGAAAGCAAGTATTGAAGGGGGCGATGATCAAGTCTGCGTCCCTGCTAAAGTCATCTTCGTTTGAAGAGATTGAGAAAGTAATTAAGGAAGCCTTGGTCCTTGGTACAGACAACAACTTCGGTCACGATTTTCGCAAAGATTTGCTTAAACGTTTTGAACTCATTTCGAGAGATCCAACTTCAACTGGCTGGGCTCGAATGGATGAAATCATCAAAGGCGGTCTTGGGAAGTCTGAACTCGGAGTCGTAGTTGCTCCCACTGGTGCTGGTAAGTCTATGGTGCTCGTGCACTTGGCTGCTCAAGCGATACTTGCGGGCAAAACTGTTGTCTATTACACCCTCGAACTTAAAGACACTGTTGTCGGGCAAAGGTTTGACTGTTGCATTTCTGATGTTCCGTTGCAAGAACACAGAGAAAGACAAAAAGATATTGTCGCGAGAGTAAAAGACTTAGAGGGAACTCTAATTATCAAAGAGTATCCAACCAAATCTGCTTCCGTTCAAACTCTCAAGAATCACATTGAGAAGTTGCGAAAGCGAGGCATTGAGCCTGATATGATCATGGTTGATTATGCTGATCTACTAAGGCCTGTTCGATCCTCTAGCGAGAAGAGACATGAGTTGGAAGAAACCTATGAGGGCTTACGTGGATTGGCTCAAACTTACGAGATCCCTTGTTGGACTGCATCTCAAACAAACCGTGGAGGTCTCAATGCAGAAGTTATTACAATGGAAGCGATCTCTGAAGCATTCAATAAATGCTTTGTCGCTGACTTTATATTTTCACTCTCACGAACTGTTCAAGATAAGCAAGCTAATAAAGGTCGCTTATTTGTTGCAAAGAACAGGAATGGACCCGATGGACTTGTATTTGATGCCTTTGTTGATTGGTCAGATGTTACTATCAAGATATTAGATCGAGACGAAACAGCCGAGAGAATGCAATCAACCAATGATGCACTTCAAATGTTGAAAGACAAGTATGCGAAGGAAGGCAAGTAGCCTCGACCCGTAAGTAAAAACACAGAATAAATAAATTTTAAAATAACAGGAGCCTAGAATGGATTTAGAGAAGAAGATTCTATCGGACATAACTGTCCATATGAAGTACGCTCGTTACATCGAAGATAAGCAGCGTCGAGAAAACTGGGACGAGTTAGTGACTCGTAACATGGATATGCACATCAAAAAGTTTCCACAACTCGAGCAAGAGATTCGTGAGAACTACAAGTTTGTGTTTAACAAGAAGGTATTGCCTTCAATGCGAAGCATGCAGTTTGGAGGAAAGCCAATTGAGGTGTCTCCGAACCGTATCTTTAATTGTGCATTCGCACCTGCGGATGACCCTCGAGTGTTTGGTGAGATCATGTTCTTGCTGCTCGGAGGAACTGGCGTCGGTTATTCAGTTCAACATCACCACGTTGAAAAACTACCCGAAATCAGAAAGCCATCAACCAAGCGTACTCGCCGATTTCTAATTGGAGATTCAATTGAGGGATGGTCCGATGCCGTGAAAGCATTGGTGAAGTCTTACTTCAAAGGGACATCGAAGTTACATTTTGACTTCTCAGATATCCGTCCCAAAGGTGCAAGACTAGTTACCTCGGGTGGAAAGGCTCCCGGTCCACAACCACTCAAGGAATGTTTAGTAAAAGTAGAGGGGATTTTAGATGCGAAAGAAACTGGAGACAAACTTTCATCCATTGAGGTTCATGATATCATCTGCCACATTGCGGATGCAGTTCTGGCTGGAGGTATCCGCCGTGCTGCCCTTATTTCTCTGTTCTCGGCTGATGACGAAGAAATGCTTGGAGCGAAAGCGGGATCGTGGTGGGAACTCAACCCTCAACGAGGACGAGCAAACAATTCTGTAGTTGTAATGCGCCATCGTATTGACGAGTCAACGTTTAAGCGTTTGTGGAAGCGTGTTGAGGACTCTCGTTCCGGAGAGCCCGGCTTCTATTTCTCTAACGACAAAGACTGGGGTTGTAATCCTTGTTGCGAAATCGGACTGAGACCATTTCAGTTCTGCAACTTGGTCGAGATCAATGTATCAGATGTTAAAGATCAAAATGATTTGAACACTCGCTCCAAAGCAGCGTCATTCATTGGAACTCTCCAAGCATCGTACACAGACTTTCACTACCTACGACCAGTATGGCAACGCACTACAGAGAAGGATGCCTTGATCGGCGTCTCAATGACTGGTATCGCATCAGGCGGAGTTCTCAACTTGAACATGACCGAGGCATCTTTGGAAGTCTCAAAGGAGAACAGACGAGTCGCCATGCAGATTGGAATTAACCAAGCAGCACGACAAACTTGTGTTAAGCCGGCTGGTACAACTTCACTCACTCTTGGGACGTCAAGTGGTATCCACGCTTGGCATAATGACTATTACATTCGCCGACTTCGTGTTGGAAAGAATGAAGCGATCTACTCATATTTGATCAAGAACCTACCTGAGTTGGTCGAGGACTGCCGTTTCCGACCACACGACACTGCTATCCTATCCGTTCCTCAAAAAGCTCCTGAAGGGGCAATAACGCGCCACGAAAGCGCCCTTGATTTGCTCGAGAGAGTAAAGAAAGTTTCTAACGAATGGATCAAGTCTGGTCACAAGAAAGGGAACAACACTCACAACGTCTCAGCGACAGTTACAATCAAGGATGACGAGTGGGAAACTGTTGGGAACTGGATGTGGTCGAACCGTAGAGTATACAACGGACTGAGTGTTCTTCCTCAGGATTTGGGAAGTTACGTCCAAGCACCTTACGAGGATTGCGACAAGGAAACTTATGAAAAGATGCTCTCTTTGGTCAAAAACGTGGATTTGAATCTAGTTATAGAGACAGAAGACGAAACCGACCTAAGCGGAGAAATCGCATGCGGTGGCGGATCTTGTGAAATTTTTTAACAGGAGAGATTTATGAGAGATCAATTAGAAAAAATTATTCATAGCTTGAAAGAAGTGATGGAAGACCTCGATAAAGTTGAAGCAGGAGCATACGGCTACAAGTCAGCAGCCCCTCGAGCCCGCAAGGCTTTGATGGAAGCTTCTAAAGAACTTAGAGATGTTCGAACAGTTATTCAAGAAGTGAAGAATTCTCACGAAGAAAAGTAAACTTTTTACTTGACAATCAATTGTAAACGTGTTATACTGTAAGGGTATAGCACGTTTTTTTATTAGGAGGCAACATGCAATTCAAACCATTTAACAAACATTTATTAATCAAACCCATAGAACAAGTGGAAACCAAAGAAGACTCTCTATTGGTAATGCCTGACGAGTATCATCCACCCAAATCTCCGTATGTAATCGCTGACGTCATTGGAATGTCCGAAGACTGCACCATCGCTTTAGACCTTGGAGATACGATCGTAGTAGAAAGAACCACTGTTCAGGAGATAAAAGCGGATTCTCAAACTATTTATGTGGTTAAAGAGAACTATGTTTATGGGAGAACTGGTAATGAAATTAAAGATAAAACTGACTGAAGCAAAACAGTCGAAATACATGAGAGTGCTCGAGATGCTGAGAGGTAAAGACCCAAGTGTCAAATCGATAACTATCATGTCCGGACAAAACCCAAATGCTCAACAAATGATTGAGCCAATCAATAAACAGTTGAAAGGCGATCTGGAAAGTAGACTCAAAGAAATGGGTCTTGAATTTGTTAGAGTTGGCGGAAAGTTCTTCGGCGTATTTGAACAATCAGTAATTGTTATCAACCCAGAGATCAAACAGATCGCCAAACTCAATAAAGAGTTTGGCCAATGGGGCTTCTTGTATGGAGAGAAATTCACCATCGAAGCCGGCAACGACACGATGCTTTTCACCATGTACCAGATTGACTATGAGGGAGATTCTCTGTTCTTTAGAGCAAGTGGCTCACACAAGGTCTCTGATGTATACGATCACACTCAACTCGCACAACAAGGTGACGACTTCACGTTTATTCCGAAGTCTCAACAGGGTGATGATCCAGAGACAAGGGTAGGCAAGAAATTCAATATTCCAGTATACGAAGGGTACAAGCGCAGAGGTATCAATGAAAGAGATTGAACTATACGGTGATGGAATAGGCAAGGTATCATACATCCAACATGTTGGAGACGACAAGATGATTGCCAACGCTGCCCGAGTCTCTTTTGGTCAAGACAACACAAAGCCATTGACTAAGAGAGATCAAAAACTAATCAAGTATCTAATTGAACACAAGCATACTTCGCCATTTGAGCACAACTCAATTACTTTTATGTTTGAAGTCCCAATGTTCGTAAGGTCTCAACACATGAGGCACCGAACGTGGGCTTACAATGAGATATCTAGACGATATACGGAAGTGTACCTTCGGTTCTATGAACCAGATGCTTTCCGAACGCAACACGAGAGTAATAGGCAGGCGTCAAATGTTAAAAACCAACAAGACCCGACAATTGCTCCAATATTTCTAGACACTTACTCCAAGTCATCTGAGGCTGTTGCTAAATGGCACGACTACTCACTTGATCTGTTTGATAAGTTGATCGAAGCAGGAGTTTGTCGAGAGCAAGCCAGAGGTGTACTACCTCAGAATCTTTATGCGAAGTACTACGGCACTGTTAACCTCTCTAACCTTCTTAA